CGGCTCTTGATTTCCAGACCTCCTCAACCTATTCCTTAGGGATAGTTTAGAGATCTGTTAATTTCTACTTGACTGAGTCAAGTAGTGCTTTCTTCCAGATTTTATCTGTAAGAGAGAAGCTGGGGGATCCGTATTTTACGAATTCCCAGAACGAGAGATCTGTGGTCTCTTCTAACATTTGGAAATATTCCATTTCGTCAGCTGCTCGGGTCTGTGACCCGATTAGTACTGTTTTACTGATGTTAACATCAATGAACAGCTCATTCCGCGAGAAATATTCTGCGGATTTGTATTCAATAACACTTAACTTCTCAGAACTTAAGTTGTTATTGAATTCAAGCTTGAATGATTCAAGCTTTTTCCATACATTAGAATAACGTATGTTCATAGGAATAGTATTATATTCCTTTGTCGGTCCTGCTGAAAGCAGTTCCGTAAAGATGAAAGGCTTTGAAAGAATTTCACCTAGTTCGGTATAGCTATAATAGCCATAACGTTTAAAGGCAGAAAATAATTTTCTACCCTTATCTTTTAAATCTTCATCCTCAGGATAATTATTTAAAAGTATTGCCATTACTTCTTTATAAGTTTTGGCTTCAACAGTGGATGGATAATCTATCCACTGACCAATTATGTCTTGGACATATTTGTTTTCAACCCCTCTTTCTAAGTTGGAGTTGATAGAGGCAAGTAACATACGGACTTTTAGTCCGTATGTACCACCTTCTGTAACTGTTCTTAAAGCCCAGTTAAATATACTTGGTATTCTATCAAGTAATTCGAGGATTTCATCTTCAAAGATGAGTCCTAAACCTCCCAAGTTTCTTGGTAGGCGACATAGTGCACTTAGTGTCCTATGATTGGATGACGGGATCCAATCCCGAAATCTATAAAGAAAGCGATCTCTGATTGCTTTCTTAAAATCATTAGCAACTCCGTTGGTAATGAATTTAAGGTTATTCATTAATGTTAAACCTTTTCCGATAGAGATATTTTTATCTCTAGCGTCAGCGTTCTTAGTACTTGGACTAAGAAGTCGTAGCTTAATTGAATCTACAAAGATACATTTAGCTAAATTATCAACTATGTTAACATAGGGGATATTAATTTTTGTATTTTTAAAATACAAAATTCGTTCTGTATAAAACACTGCGTGTTGTGATAAACGATGTTTATCGACAGAAATTATAGAACCATATGCAATATGATTCTCAGTCACTAAATCTAAAAGGCCTTTAGGCCCTAAGACTAAGTGATCATCGCCACCAATATGGTAAGCGACTTCTTTGGTTTTAAACCAATTTGTGTTATAGTATTGTCTTATAGACATTTCTATAATTGATAAATTGTATACTGAAAGTATACATTTAGTTAAAGGTTCTCCCATAAGGGAGCCCCTTATTAATACAAAATCTTCAGATTTTGTATGAACTAATCTCTTAGAGATTAGGTCAACTATCCAGCAATGCTGGGTTAGTCCGCTGCCTTCTAAGAAAGCAGTTATTATGGCCTTAGAGACCATAATTAAACTAGAATCAGTTGCTGATTCTAGATCAGATGATAGACAATATCTATCATCTTCTAACCCTTCATAAGGGTATTTGTCTAGGACTCTTAAAGATTCCCAGGCTTGATCAGCCTTGATCAAAGATGAAAAGGCTGATGGATGATATGAAAGCTTTGCCTTCATAGCATGTGCGGCAGGTTCCATTATCAATGGTACCCACCATAGCCCGACTGTTATCACTCGGGTTTTACCTCCTGGCTCTGAGATACAGGCGGTTCGTACTGGAATTATTCCAGTAAAAGCTTTATAAGCTTCAAAGGCTGCGATAAACATTCGCAACCCCATAAATTCGTCGCATCCGTAACGGGCGACGAAACTATCGATGATATTAATATCACTGATTTCTAAGAAGCGAACACCTTGAGGTGCTTTTACTTCTCCTATGGACATCCATCTTGGCTGTCCAGCGTAGTATGGAATTTTTCCATACGGATAGTCCCTTAATTCAAAGAATTCAGGTACTTCGTCCAGAAATTTTAAAATTTCTGTAATGGTGGCCGTTGCACGACCACCTTCAGACACCGGTGAATATAATTCACCGGATGCATTTATTGAAACATGTTCAACATGTTCAATTTTCTTTTCAAGTGAGGAACATAGTTTCCCCATTTGAAAAGCAACCCTTCGAAGTGACTTCAAAGGCTTTTTAGGATATTCCTCCTTAGTCGTAATATCCTTAAATTTCTTCTCAGCTTTAAGCCGCGAAGATTTACCACCAACTGGAAGATTTCTAGTTGATGCTAGATGTGAAAGCGATTCGCAATCACGTTTATCTCTAATCCCTTCTAAGAAAGGAATAGATTTGAGCAAAAACCTAAAAGGATTTTGCTTTGAAAGGGCAATTGGTTTTAAACTAATTGCCTTTGTACAAGTATTTGTCACATAAATGACAAATTCTTTCCACATTCCAATTAATTGGTCTGTGTTAAAAGTAGCTATTTTAACTACTGTACAGAAAAATCGTATAACGGTTTTCTGATTATCCCTGAATAATTCAGGGAGTGAAAACATTATGTTGTCACATAGTGACTCCCATAATATGTGTAACCTTTTAATATCTTTAAAAGGTCTTCCTGCTAAAACTTTAGAAAAAGCAGGTGTAAAAAAACACTTTAAGTGTTTTTCAAAAGAGGCCCTCCATAGGAGTGCCTTGTTCTTTAAATAACTCTTCTTAAGAAGAGTTTGTAAAGTAATTCCTCCATGCTTAGCAAAGAGGAAACCTCCCTTTGTAAGGGAGTAATTGGCTATGCCATCAAGAGCAGGAATATAATTCCTTGCTTGCTTCTTGTAATCCAACATTGACCCAAAG